AAGAGCGCTAATACCAAAGATAATGCAGTCTTCAACTTCTCCCCTATGTTTTTTAAGATCATAAAGATACTCCCTTCTTATCTGTGCATAAATAGGTGGTACGTTTGCATTTAAGTAAGCCATAATTTATCCTCATCTAATTCTACCCCAATTTGGTCCAGATTCAAAGTCAACTTTATTCTTAACCTCCAGAGGTATTGCTTGTTCCATAACATTTTGAATTATGTTGGCAGTATATTCACCATTAATAGATATACATAACTCATCGTGTATTTGTATATGTGGTACTATACCTTTCTCGTGTAGATCTACCATAGCCTTCTTTGTCATATCTGCGGCTGATCCCTGTATCAATCTATTCAAAGCTTTGTAGGTAAATGCAGGTGTGTAGTATCTCTCAAAATAATCCATGTAGTTTGAATCTATCTTGTTCTCTTTGTATTTATCTAACATCTCTGCTTTGAATGCTTCCATGGCCTGCTCTTTTGTATACAAAGGCACCTCGTTAAATCTATTAGTATCGGGATTCCATTCTTTATTAGTTGTTTCCCACCTATCAAATCTGCAGAATCTATCGTATAATGTAAATAATAATTTGTTTTGTTTTGAAAATGCTATTAGCTCCTGTGATAGTTGACGTACAAAAGGGACTCTTTGATGGTACTCATTAAATAATTCTTTTGCCTGCCTCTGGTCCAAACCCAACTCTTTCTGTAATTTTATCTTACCCATACCATAGAACAGACCCAGGTTGATTGTTTTTGCCTGTTTCCTGGAGATATTAGCCATGTCAGCGACGATCTGATGAAAATCCGCATCATCCCTGTCAAATTCGTTTTGAAGGTTCTCCGTGCCTGGTAGGCCTAGTTTAATCGCATAGTGCACGACAATACGTGGTTCCTGTTGTGAATAGTCAAAACTACCCCACTTGCAGCCATCCTCCGGTATAAACAACTCTCTCATCTTACCACCAATATAACCCTTGGCTGGTATCTGTTGTAGATTAGGATTAGACATACTAAATCTGCCGGTGACCGTGCCACCTGTGTCTGATCTTATCTGATTTATATCTGCATGTATTCTACCCTCGTGCACATACTCTAGTAACCCATCTATAAAAGTATTGACTGCCTTGTCATACTCTCTTGCCTTTGCAATCATGCGCAGACATTTGTTGTTATGTTTTCGTAAATAATCTTTTGGTAGTTGTGGCATCTTAGATTTTGGTGTGACTTTGTAATCTTTTATACAAAGGTGATCTAATAATTTTTTGATTGATGCTGCAGCCCAGATGTCTACTTTAATTGTTGTAATACTTTCTATTGCTTTTATTATCTGATCTCTACGTTTCTTAAGATGTTTTCCAAACAGGATCGCTTTTGCGACATCTATTCTAACGCCTTTGAATTTCATGTCAACCAAACATAAAAATAATTTTGTTTCTAATTCAAATATTTGTCTACAAGTTTTTTGCTCTCCGTCATCTTTGGTGTATAATACTTCGTCAATTTTTTTATTAAATAATTTCCATAGTTTATAGGTCAGGTTTACATCCTGCTTTGCATATTCTTTTACGATAGATGCAGGAAGTTTATGCATGTTAGTCATCGGGTCCTTGACTGTGCCACCAGACCACTCTAATGTTTTCTGTTGTAAATCGTATTTATATTTCTCTTCGTTAAGATAATCTTTTGATAATGCATCGAGAGAGTATTTAAATCTGTTCTCATTAATAACAGATGCAGCTATCATTGTGTCAACAATTCTACCTTTTATCATCATACCTGTCACTGCTCTGATCCAACAGACGTCATACATGGCGTTGTGAAATACTTTTGTAATGTTTTCGTTTTGAAATATCTTATCGTTTAACACCTGCCATATCTTATCTATTCTATCAAAAGCTATGTCAGTATCAGAATGACGTAAAGGAAAGTATGCAAGATCATTATCTGTTGCCACTGCTATGCCACAGATAAAACCATCGTTGCGTATCGCACCAGATCCTTTTGATTTAAGATTAGGATCATAGGTCTCTATATCTATCGCAACGGTATCAATACCGTTTAGATCTAAATCCTCTGGTGTATTACACATTGTAGTCCCTCTCTATAATCATCTCTATAAAATGTATCGCTTTCAATAAGTCCTGTTTCTTCCCCTTATCACGGTGTCTTATTATATATTTTATAGCACAACCCTCGGGATATAACAACTGATTCTCAACTACAAACTTGCTCGGTTGAATTTTATATTTTTGATAGTGGTTTCCTCCGTGTTGTTTGTCCCAAACATTTTTCTTTTTCATCTTACTCCTAACGTGTATTTACCTTGTGATGCTACAGTCCAACAATCAAACTTACCCCTACTATACGCAACATATTTTAATCTAAGTTGTGTAAAGTAGTCCTCTAGTCTTGTAGAGGTTAGATCAACGATAACATTATCAAACGTCAGACCCTTGACTGTGTGTATATTAGCATATTTTACTCTAACCTCTCCATCATCATAACCCTTGTTTAGAATCTTTCTAATGTAGATCAATCTATCAGGATCTGTTTTTTTTCTTATCAATGCAAAATCTTTTTCTTTTGCGGCATTATCTTTTAGATACTTGTGATATATCATGTAATCTATCGTATACTCTCTATCCACCCACTCATCAAAAGTCTCCTCGCATCTGCCGTGAACTATTACTTTGCTACCCATGTATTGCCAGAAATCTTTTATCTGTTTCAATGGCATAGGTGTGCCTCTACAAAAATCTGGCCATAGCTTGTGGCATTTTAATTCTTTCTTTGGTACGTGGGCCGTGTTCCCTACGTGTGCAAACTCTATACCATGTTGTTTGAAAAATTTTTTGACCCATGAATCTGACGGCGTGCCGCGATAAGTAAATAAAAAAGTCTCGTCAGTATATCTTATCTTCTCTAGCAAAGCAGTCATAGCACTACATCTTTTATCTAGACCAGGTAGATGATAGTGATTGCCTATCACATCTGTTGGTTTCCAGATTCTCTTATAACCATAATAATCCCACACTGGTTTTATTATATCTTTACATAGATTGTTTATTGTCTTACCACATCTATGTCCCTGTTCTAATTGCTCTGCATCTTTGGATAATCTGTGATAGTAATCTGCATCAGATCCTGCAAATTCAAATATGGTCTGGTCTGCGTCACCAACAAAATAATATTCTTTTGCTTTTGTTGCCATCTTGTCGAGAGCCTCTCTCTGTGGGACGTTACTGTCCTGTGCCTCATCAACTATCAATGCATCTATATCTGGTTCCACGGCCTTATCTATAAAATCCTGTATCATATCTGCATAATCACACACGTGATTATCTTTCTTATATTGAAAGTATGGGTAAGCCATCTGTTCTATAGAGTTTAGATTATATGGTTTATAAATCTGTTTATCACACGTCTTCCAATGTTCTTTTAATGTGTTGCCTTTGCCATGTGCATCAGCCAGATATCTGTAAAATTTATGTTTATCAGCGTTAAACTCTGACTCTGTCACTCTCTGTAATTTGAAAAGAGAATCTATTGTCGTTAGATTCATGTGGTCTGCATAACTAAATACTTCTTTACGTCCTACTAATCTGCTCTTGCAATAAGAATGTATCGTGCAAATGTTATACTTCATAGATTTTTTTGTAACACCCTGCATCTCTGGCAGTTTAAGTATCTCATCTCTTATCTCATCAGCTGCAACGTTTGTATGTGATAGTATTATTATTCTGCTGTATGGATATTTTTTTAACAACTCTGTATATTTTTGTGTGATAAACATCGAGGTCTTACCTGTCCCCGGTGGACCAGATATAAACTTAGGCTGTTTCATCGGTCACCTCTTGATATTCACCCTCTATTATTAAATCTTCTCTATCTAGTTTTTGATTAATTAAACGCCATGACACACAAGATTTTGTGCCATACTTACCGTGATTTTTTTTAGCTTTTAATATGTTCTGACATTTTATTACAAGATCCACACGTGCTAGATTTACTTTCTGTTTGTGCAGATAGTCCTCAAACTTATCTAAATTAAACTCTAATATATTTTTTTGCATGTTGTAATATGGCATGCCAAAGTAGGCTAGCTCTTTTTTATTTGTATATGCTTTTTCCTCTGCGATATAATTTTTAAAATGTTTTACAAATCTTAGATCCTCTTCTGCCTCCTCTACATAGTTTGTAGACTTCTCTCTTGCCTCATACTTTCTACGCATTATCTCCTCAAAGTCTGCAGCCTTCATCTCTGGTATCCACACAGATGCCTTACTGATTACAGAATCATAAAATAATTTTTTATTTCTAAGTGTGGGACCGTCTACTGTGATTGTCTTTTCAACGGCCTCACCCTGCACCACAGCGTTTATTTTTACAAAATATCTATCGCTACCATACTCTATTATCTGCCCGATAGATTGTTTTGCCTCTTCACTTGTGGCTTCTTGTACACCAATCCAACTAAACATAGTCGCTATTGTTTTTGTAGAACACCCAATGATTTCTGCAAGTTTTGGCATACCAAATTTTCTGTTTGCTTTCTTGTGTGTTGTGCCTTTTCTTTTTCTCTTCTCTGCCTCTTCATCTTTTGCTGCCACTGCAATCTTGTAAACAAAATCATCTATGTCATCTACACTCCACTCTGTGTGTTTTAATAGTACACCTGCCATGGCAGTGCAGTAATCATCTCTCTGTCCAGAACCTGCGTATGTAATACAAAGGGCTGCAGCTAAAGCGATCTTACCAAGATCAACTTTTAAATTACCTGGATACTCGTCTATACCATCATACTTTACCCACTTAACTACTTCGTTTGTTGTGTGATACTTTGTTTCTGGAACTAATGTGTATTTGTTTGCGCCATGTCTTATCTCGCACAATGTTGCACCATGTCCGTAGTCTTTGTAATAATTTTCTAATTCTTTTGGTAATGCAAATTTCTTATAGTCTGATGTGCCAGACCAAAGATAATGACTTGATGGATTGTTTCTTCTACCAAATATAGCACCACATGATTTTATGTGGTCACTTGTAAATCTTTTTACGACAGGATTATCAATATCAAAATCTATATATTGATCGAGTCTGAGTCCTATCTGTTTTGTTGCGTGTTCTATTCTCCATTCTTCTTTCGTAATCTTAAAATCTGGATCGGACCATTTCTCGACCACAGCCTGCTTTGTATCACAGGGTATGATAACCCGTCCCAGATCTATCCAATCCTCATACGTAACCGGTGCTTTAATAATCTTATCATTCATAAATTAAAAAGTGGGCGTATCCACTCTCGCTTAGACGCCCACTACCTAGGATCTTATAAATTTAAAGATTTTTTAGTTTGTTCCTGTGCTTCAGGTTTTGCTTCTATCTCACCCTTACCTACAGAATCTGCAAAAGATTTTGCCATGTCATAGATACCTTTATCTG